GTTATTAAGGTGGCACCATCTAACTTAGAAGTACCTCTGTTCTCTAGTCTGTATGCTGGTTCTTCGTCATTGGGAACATTTAGACCTAAGTAACCTCGATGCGTAAGTCTCATCCACTGGGTCATAGTTCCAGCAGAAGTATTAGCAGTAGCAAATACTAATTGACCTTGATTTAAATTAGTACCAGAAACTCTGGTGGAAATTTGAGATCTAAGTTTTGTATCGCTATTTGATCCGTCTAGACCCCAGAATTCAATTGTAGCTTGATCCAATGGAGTAGCGGCACCCTGACCGCCATTGGTAGACCATAAACTTGCACGGTCTTCAATTTTTAGAGAGGTCCTATTAACAGCATAACCAATATGCAGTGGTGCGTCTGGTGCTGTATCAGTAGAATCTAAACGAACTCCAACATTTCCCGTAGTATTGTTAGAGACAAGAGAACTCGAATTAACGTTAAAGAGACCACCGACAGTGGAATTGCCAGTAACGTTAATACCACCACCCTGTACAGTAATTCCGCCAGATGATGCCGATAAGGTAAGCGAACCAGTCATGGTATCGCCAGTCTTAAGAACGTTGAGTGATGCGGAACCAGTTAGGTTTGCGGTGATTGTACCTGCAGCAAAGTTGCCACTGGCATCACGAAGAACTGCAGTGCTTACAATGTTAGAAGACTGGAATGTAATATTTCCTGCGTTCCAGATAGTATTACCATTAATACTAAATCCATTAGCATCAGCTACCTGTGCATTTAATGTTCCAGATCCATCTGTAGCACTACCACCAGATGCAACCAGTGCTACGTTGTAGTTAGCGGCTAACTGAGAAGAGTTAAAATATACACCAGGGGAGGATGCATTGCCATCCTTTCTTCCTAGTCTCAGGTTGGCAGTTCCGCCATCACTTTCCAGAGTAGCAACTTGAATTGTATTACCATCTTGAATACTAAAGTCATCAAAATTAACTCTGTTAGATGCTGTACCAACAGACTCTGCACCAATGAAATTACCAGATGTTAAACGACCAATCAGAATAGTATAGTCTTCTGTATTATCATTTGGATTATCGTTAATGACTAGATTGTCAATAGTAAAGTCACCTGTGCTCTGAGAGTCAGCATCATAGAATTTGACATTACTACCAGGAGTAAATGGTGTTGTGTTTAGAATTTGTCCAGCGATATAGATTTGATATCTTGGATCGCCATTGAATGATTTAATGTTTAGAGAATCTCTAAACGTGGTAGAACTAATGAATCTTGGAAGTCTGTTATCAGACAGTGTGCCATAATTGATGTTAAGAGAATTTCGATACCAAGAACCTTGCTTGTTATCTAATCTGTCAGCATCCAGATTAGAACCAATACCATCATTCAGTGAAGTCCAAACTTTACCCCACGTTCCAAAAGCTGTAACTCCAGTTCCAGATCCACGGAGATACATGTTATCATTATCAGTAAATGCTAACTGTTTGACACCGCCATCAACCGTAAATCCTGTGCCGCCTGGTCTTAAGGTTAAAACTAAGTTCTTTGTACCACCATCGTTTAGACCATTAGCAGTATTGTTAATAGTGTTAGAAACGATACCAGTAACGAAGTTATTTGGTGTTGGGTTAGAGGTTGGGTTGTTAGTACCAGTGGTTAGTCTCAGTGCATTACCAGCAGAACCAGAAACGCTAATGTTATATGTTCCAGAAAGTCTATCTGTTGGAAGTGTTCCAGCACTCTGGTTGTTGGAGTTTAGATAGAAAGAACCTTGTGCGCCATCGAGTAAGTCAGCATCTAATCCACTATCTGCACCAGTCTTGAGTTCGACAGAACCATTTCCTGCTTGACCAATGTTAAACTGAGATTTCTTAAATCTAGAAACACCAATTGTGCCATAGAGGTCAGATGAAATTGTTAAGTCGGAAACTCTTAATACATCAATTCCTACGTTAGCATACTGTCTATTAACAGTAGAAATTTTTGCTTCTAGTACGAGGTTAGAACCGCTACCAATTGCAGCAGGTGCAGTTGTAACAGTAAAGTCGCCTGAAGTGTATCCAACACCACCATCAGTTACAGTCAATTCCGTAACAGCATTTCCAGAAACAATTAGATTGACTCTTAGACCTGTGCCGTTTCCACCATCAAGTTCTACATCAAAATATTGACCATTAGTAAATCCACTACCACCATTTACAATGATTACATCATCAACAAAGTTGCCTTGAGTGTATGAAGACTCAAAGATCATTGGGGAAATACCACGCTCAAACTCGATGAGAGTTCCAGCATTGATTGTGGATGTTAGTGGGTTGTTCAGAGAAATAGTTGTCAATCCACCAGTTGTAATTACACCAGTGATATTTGTATTTGCCTGAATACCTGTTACACTAGCAACAACTTCATGTCCAATTAAGACATTTGAGTTTGTTTGGAATACTAACTGAGAAGAACCAGAACTCGCTGTGCTGTATAGTAGAACAAAGTATCTTGTCTCAGCACCTTTAACTGACTGAACTGCTAGTGCAAAATTCTGATCACCACGTAAGAAGGTAAAGGAGTTTGCAGCACCACCAGAAGCAAGTCTATCAGATTCGATAACACCAGAAGTAATGTCTGAAGCAGCAATCTGGTTAGATGATAGAGATACCCAGTTGTTATTATCGAATGATGATGTATTAACAACTCTAGTGAGATTAACAGTTACTGCAGGAACATCACTACTATCAACAGTATCTGTATCAGTGATAGAGATATTATTAACAATATCTCCATACAATCTACTTTCAATTAATGCAACACCAGTTGCCTGTGTTCCAGATCCAGCAGGAGCTGAGAATGTAACTGTTGGAGCAGTAGTATATCCTTCACCACCCTTATATCCATTGAACTCGACAATTGTTACCGTAACAACTTCGCCATTAGCAATAGTACAAGTTGCTGCTGCAGAAACTGCACCGAGACTTGGGTTACCACCAGATAGAGTTACAGTTGGTGGTTGTGTATATCCAGAACCAGAATCTGTAATATTGATTTGATAAACAACACCTGTTCTATATTCGGTTGCCTGAATACGACCGCCAGAAACACTACCATCGAAAATGTCACCGATAGTAAATTGCAGTGTTGGATCTACGCCAAACGCTAGGAATTGACTATCTAGATCATTGTTGAGAATAAATGAAGTTGATGTATCTTGCTGAATTGCAATGTCGCCAGCAAGTGCTCCTTCGATTGAAAGTCTTGCTGCTTGGTTTGGAACAGTATAAACTTCAAATGGTCTTAGCGCAGGAATTTGATCAACCGAAATTTTACCAGAATCGGTAAGTTCAACCAGTGCTCTAGGAACAGCGTTGGTTGAATACGGTTTGTTAATATATGGTCCGAGGTTATTTGTGATGTAATCTCTAACTGCTTTTTGAGTTGGGATCTTACTGTCAGAAGCATTAGCACCACCGAGTGTGTTAGATGCGTCGAAACCAGTAACAACAACGTCTCCACCTTTTAGTTTCAAGAATTCAACTTCAGAGATGGTAACCGTACCTGTGAAGGTAATAGCACCAGTTCTGTTCTCGATCTTAGCGAACGTACCAACCTTAAAGTCGCCAAGTTCGTCAGTACCAGAGACATAAACACGTCCATAGTTTTCAGAAACCTGTTCGTTTGCCTCAACCTTAGTACCACCGTTTTCAGGTAGTGCTAGGTAGTTAGTACCAGAACCAGCAAATTCCCAAGTGTGAGAAGAACTATTAACAATAGATGGTCTGTGTAGTCTTACTGTAGAACCAGTTAGTGATCCTACCGAAACTGGATTACCACTAGATACATCTGTTAAATCCATGGCACCACCAGTGCCATCATCAATAGTAATTTGAGCTGAGAAAGGAGGACCAACAGTTACTGCATCAACAGCATCAATAAAGTATTCAATATTGGTATTTGTATTAGATGTTCCATCAATCTTGACGATATAGTGCTCTAGTGGTTCTCTTCCGAGACCATTAACAGTTAGAATTGTTCTACCAGTTGGTGTTGCGGATACGTTTGTAATTGTTGCAACGTCAAACGTATATGCTTCTTTTCTAAATCCAGTACCACGGAGAGCAAACTGACCAAAGTTTGTAGCGGAGTTTGTGATAGATGCATATCCACCAGACTCTGCTAGGACACCATCGGTACAGAAGATAACGAAGACCGAAACTAACTGAGTATAACCGTCTTCAATAATCTTATATCCAGTACCACCGAAGGAGACGATCGTAAATGCCGCAGCAACCATCGATTTACCCTGATTGGGGAAGGTCGCAGTACCATCTAGTTCTAGACCAGGGAATGGGCAGTTAGGTTGCTTGACCTTTGATCCATCGACTAGAGCACCACCACCACCCAAGAAGGAGATAACAGAAGCATTCTGCGTGTATGGTGATGCTTCAATGATTGGATAATCATCAAAGTCACCGCGAATTGCCATTCTCTGATTGTTCTGGTCATAGATGAACGAATCAGGATATGTTAGAACAGTGGAAGTATCAAATAGAGTTCCAGTATTTACTGTAGTTTCTCCAGGAAGAACTGTACCATCTAAAATATCTTCTAGAAGACCCATTGAAGTGCTGATAGTAGCAGCAACATTTGCACAGAGTGGTGTTGTTGGGTATAGAAGAATGTTCCAATCCTCAAACTTAGGAATTGGAGAAGTTGTAGTTACGGGATCGTAAATGATAACAGTAGCATCAGCTTTCGCACTTACAAACGTGTGAGCAACTTGTGCTGTGCCAGCATCAGGAACAGTTGTGGTAATTGTAATTGGACCGCCAATGGTTCCAGATACATTTGTGATTGGATAACTCTTACCGAAGTTGGAATCAAAGCGATCTGGACTTGCGTGGTCTCCGCCACCATTGGAAGAACAGTTAAATGTAATTGCTTCTTCAGCAAAAGCAATTCTATCATTAGTTGTTGGTAGAGTTGTCAATCCATTGATAGTAACAGTAACTTGTCCAGTCGAAGGATTGTACGTTGCGTTAGTTGGAGTGGTTCCGATAACATCTCCATCGGTCCAGTTACGCATTGCCTGAGCTGCATAAACAGCAACTCTTTGGTATGCGTAAATAGTCTCATCTAGTTGGTCTGCATCAATTCCTGTTAGAGCAGTTCCAGTAAAGTAGGTTTCCGCATTTGTTACAATGCCACTATTACCACCAAGCACAAGGTCTCTAATTAGACCACCTAGAATATAATTGATATCCCTGCGGCATTTTCTCTGATGAATATCAGACAAACCTAGAGAAGGATATGTAACTTCAGTATCAATTAGTGCTTGATCAGCAATAAGATCTCTGTTTCTTGCAATCAGGTATGCTGCGTCTAGATATGTGCCAGATGCGTCATTTGTGATAACATCTGTCCAAAGGAACGCTAACGTGTCGATAGCAGATCTAACATCGTCACAAGCATATCCGCTATTATTGACGGTGCCATCTGCATTCAACAGTGCAGTTGTTGTAATAACAGTATCATCAAAGTATCTTTGAACGGAAGAATACTCTGGTACATAAACATCTTCTGCTGGAGTTCTGTTACCAGTTCTCCAGTTACACATAGCATAGATTGCTAGTTCTCTAGCATATTCAATTGCACGAGTTGTTTGAATGATTTCATTCTCAACATATGCAACTTTAGCACCAACAATATATTTCTGCGCTGCTTCAATTACGTTGTGGTTGGAACCAAATTCCAAGTCTCTTACTAGAGCATTCAAGAAGTGAATAACATCTTGACGGCATTGCTCGTCTCCATTAGTTCCTGAGTTTGTTACAGTTGGAGAACTATATGAAGGATAGATTTTTTGACCTGCTTCACATTCAATTAGAAGACCTGCTAACTGAACAGTATCATCTTCTGCTAATGCTGGAATAACAATATCAGTTGTAATTGTAGCAACACCAGTAACAGAAGTATCGTAAACAAATCCTGTAATGTTATAATCGACACCATTGAACGTTACTGTACCACCACTTACATATGTGTTGGGGTGATCAAGTGTTCCCAAGAAAATATCAAAAGATGATCCAGAAATGTTATAAACTGAATAATAGTCTCTCTTGAATTGATCATTGATTTTTCCAACAACTTCGTCCGCAATAAACTCTCTGTTGTTGCGAATGAAAGTACAAGCGTCTTGATATCTTCTCTCTACTGGAGTAGAAATTGGGAAAGTGTTTGGTGAGTTTAGTAGAGATACGGTAACACTTCTAGTGAATGTTTTTGCTGTGGCAGTCTGACCTGGATCAAGGTTAGAATCAACAATTTCTGGTACTTTCTTTGGAATTACAAATCTTCTAGAACGACCATCAGCATCTTCTAAAACTTTATAAATTCTTTGCTTACCATTCAAGAATGACAAGTCTGGAGTTTGTGTTGGAAGACCTTCAATGAAAATTTCTTGACCTTCTTTAAATTCGTGAATATTATCTCTACCAACTAATTGGTTTGTATAGAAGACAATACCACCAAGATCTTCTGCATTACCAAACTGCTCACTCTGGAAACCACCAGTAGCAATGCTAGGATCTCCTTGTAGAGAGAAGTCAATTCTTTGAATTGGTACTGAAGTAATATAATCTTCATCTACAGAAACAACTTCACCTTCTGCTCTAATCGATTCAAGTGCGGTACTGTCAAAAGTTTCTGATGTTACAGTAGCAGCACTAATTGCAATAGTTTCTGTTTGTTCTGTACTCCATGATGGTGAGTTTAAGATAGGTACAAAAGTTACGTCCCAGGATGTTGGTGCATTATCATTATCAATTAGCGCAACTTCGTAGTAACCAGATGTAAAACTGCTGTTATCACTATCATCTAGAAATACATACGAACCAGGAGGAATGGTTGCTGATGGATCAGTTGAAAATCTGAGTTTATTATCTCCAACAGTTTCTGTAATAACTAGAGAAGTTAATGATGCGCCTGTAGCTGCAGAGAGAATGTACGTAAAACGCTCACCCTCAACAAAAGAACCACTGGTCAATCTAACATCGACTGTACCACTGATGTATGCATTTGCTCCTGTGGTTTGCTCGAATGTAACTCCAACAATATTTGCTCTAGCACCAGTATTGACACCAACTACTTCTAGACCAGTTTGTAGTTGATCTAAACCTGTGTTTTGCTGATATGATACTCTAAATTCATCTGGTCCAAAAATTTGATGACCAATTGGGAACTCAACACCAAAGTCTCCATTAACTTCTTTATCAAGTAAAAGTCTTTGCTTATCGTCAAAGACCATTGCAAAGTCCCAAGTAGCAACTGGATCTCCATTAGAGTCAATTTGGTCTCTATATGTTACACCAGTAACATAGTTTTTATCACCAAATTTAAAAATGTGCTTGCCAGGATTTGCAGGACGAATGATGACAAGACGGAGGTTGTCACCAACAACTGATGCATCGGGTGGTAGTGAAATTGGGTTATCTTCTACATAATCACCACCAGAAATAATAATAGTTTCTTTAACACCAACAGTTGCCCACGCTAGTTGCGCTGCTTTCTTAATTGTACGAACAGGATTAACTGCTGAACGACCATCGTTTAAGTCAGAACCAATCTGTTCAGAAACGTAAATACGACCACCAACGTCATTCGTTGCTAGGTTTAGAACGTATTCTGTGGTTGCAATCTTATCAGATCTATCACCTAGTAGTGGTGTAATAGATCTTGGGAAAATACCTGCTTCGCCAGTTTCGTTATATGCAAATGCATTTGGATCTACAACTCTAAATCCAATATGCTTGAATTGTGCATTGCCATTTGCTACAATACCATCAGTGTGAGTTGGTGCTGATGCTCCAGTTTCTCCACCAACAACTGCCTGATAGACATTTGATCCGAAATATCTATAACTATCTTTTTGGACAATAACATTCGAAGTCCAAGGAGTTCCTGTGTTATTGACATAGGTTTTAAAGTTTGGACCTCGCATCGCCAAGTCAGGCGTAACGAAGTTATCAATATCAAGGTTTAGAACTCTAGCAGTATCAGAAATGATAGATGTTGATGTTCTGATAGCACCATTAATATCAAGTTCAAAATCAACAGTGTCAAGCACAGCAGTTGCTGCAGCACCATTACCATTTCCTCCAGTAATTGTAACTGCTGGAGCAGTGGTATATCCATTACCAGGATTGTTAATTGCAATACTGGTTACTTGACCATTAAAGATAAATGCAGAAGCTTGTGCTTGAATTCCACCTTCTGCTGCGGGAGGATCGATAGTAACAGACGGGACTAAAGTATATCCACTACCACCACTAGTCAATTCAATATTATTAACTCTCTGTCCCGTTCTGTTGATACCAACACGAGGAAGACCCGTATCAGAATCCAGTTCGGTTCTCATGATCTCTCGTTCGAGAGAACCTGTACCACCTCTGATAGTTAGTTCATTATCACCGATAAGTTTGGGTTGAATACCTCTAACAAACTCTTTATCGGAATTGATATTAAAACTCATGGTGCTGTCTAGCTCCTGACCCGTTTATCCTCTTTTATATTTAGCACTACTGCCAATCAACACTGACTACTTGAGTAGAAGCAATCCATTTAATTACGTTAGTTGTACCTGCTCTTGTGGTAGAATAACTAAATCTATTTGATGATCCTAGTGGAACAACACTCCATGTTTGACCTGATGGGATATCATCTTTGATTACCGTATTCATACTAGAAAGAACTGTGACTGCGCCGACAGCATCACAGAATACAGTGCTCTCAATCTTTTCACAATATACAACGCCCTGTGGATTTGACGCCATAATATGCCCAGTGATAAAATTGACAGTATTGTTTTCAATTGTTATCTGTGTTCCAACTTGGTCGAGTTGAAGAATTGCTGTATTCAAACCTCTCAGAATAAAATGAGTATTTCTACTATCTGTATATTCTGAATTTTTGATCTCTAAAGAATTCAAATCTTTAGCATTTCTTAGTTCATCAACAACTGTAGTTTTTCCAATAGAAAATCCACCAGCTGAGTCAAGTTTTTCTTTGAAAGTTGCCATTTTTATTTCTTAGTAACGTTTGACGCAAATGTAACATTAACTGTTTCTGTTGGATTGACATCGGCACCTATCTCAATATTAATCCTCGCCAATCCACCAGTAGTCAATTCAAATGTAGGAATAATTAGATTAATTCCTGTTCTAACATTTCCATACTCTGTATGATAAACATCAGTACCATTATCTAAAATTCCAAACTCAATAAATTCTCTTTCACCTGTGGTAGGATTCTCAGCAACTACTGTGGTCTTACAACCAGACGCTGTAGTTGTATTATATAGATCTGAGTTTCCATTATTAACCGTTCCTTTTGTTAGAACTAGTTTGTCAGTAACAATTTTAATATCGGCAAGTTCGAATTCTTTGAGATCTCCATCAAAGATCTTAACACCATCAAATGTTCCTGTTCCAAAACCAACGTTTAAGAAAACATCTCCTTGATTATCAAGTCTCAATACAGGATCAACATTAATACCTGCAGAAAGACCAATATCAAAATATTGCTTTGAACTATGAAGGAATGTAGTATCTACAGCAGTGTTATCAATTGTGGTAGATGCCTGATCAATTGTTAGTAATGATGCAGTTACTTCTAGTTCATCACTAGTAACGGATCTAATAGTATCAACTGAATAGAAATCTAAGAATCCTGTAGTTAATTGTACTGTATTGTCACCATCGTTGTAGAAATATAAAATGTTTTCATTTGCACCAGGAGCAGTTTCTGGAATAATATAAGTATTTTGATCAACGTCCTTGACACCACCAAGAGATCCCCAATTATTACCATCATAACCTTCAAACTGATTATCACTAGTGCTGAATCTAATAGCACCCTGAACTTCTACTCCTCTGTCTAAGGAACTACCTGTTGGTAGAACAAGAGAAGTGGAAGAACTTACTACAGTTTTCTTACCACTGTTTGGTTGTAGAACCAAATCAGAAACTTTTGTAGTAACTTTATTTTCTTGTAGAAGAAGTTCATTATTAACAATCAGTGGAGAAGTACCTGAATTATCAATCTGTACTTCTCTCACAGATTCAAACTTAATAGCATCAACTGCTAGAGAATACCAAAGAAGAAGTAGAGTATCAGATCCGTTTGATTCAGTTCCTGTTGTATGCGTTGGACCAGAAGTTCCAGATGTACCTGCTTGAGTAACCTCATACAAGTTGTTGCCAAATCTAATGTAATCGCCTACATTATATGGAGTATTTGCTGTAAAAGTAACATATGATGGCAAACCTGTCTTTGTAGAACTAAGAGTTTTAACACTCTGGAAATCTAATTCAGATGGTGTTAATTTTAGAGTGTTGATGCCATCATTGTAAAAATACAATGTGTTATCATTGGCACCGACAGATGCCTCTGCTAGAATATATGTGTTGCCATCTAGGTCTCTGACTCCACCGAGAGAAGACCATGATGTGGAATTAGCACTGTAACCTTCATATTGATTAGTTTCTGTGTTAAATCTAATTGCTCCATTCTGAGCAAGAGATAGAGGTCTTTCTGAAGTGTTGCCAGAAGGAATTACAAGTGCTGTATTTGTATCTACCTTGACAATTTGATTTGAGAAAGGAACTAACTCAAGATCATATCCAGCAAATGTCTTTATTTCATTATCTTGAATGTATAATTGATTGTTGCTATTAAAAGAACTTGTAGTTGTAACATTGCCTGAAGTAGAAATATTTCCAGAAGTATTTGCTAAAGTGATAGCACCAACTGTTACATCACCACCAAAAGATGCACTAGCTCCAGTAATATTCAAGTTTGTACTTGAGATTGTGCTAACTGATAATGTATTTGCTGTTATTTGATCCGTAGTTACGGAAGTTGATGCATTAACAGAGGTGGCATTAACAGTTGTTGTATTGACAGTTTGTGAAGTAGCAACACCAGTAGTTACGTTTAAACCAATAATATCAACACTATTGATGCCAGATACAGAAAGTTCAAATCCAGATCCAAATACTTTAGGGTTATTTGTATCTACACTCAGTGTCGCTTCATTTCCTGGGAGTCCTCCAGCATCAGCATTATTAGTTGATGATTGATTACTATTATAGTAATATAGAGTTGGTGTAGTATCTGATACTTGAATGGTGATAACACCAGCATTCAATGAAACGCCATCTTCAAACGGTGCTCCTCTGAATGTTAGAACAGCATCTCCATTGGTAGTAGGAGATGTGCTTAGAGTAAGTGTTGTTGAACTATCTACACTGACAACTGTTGTTCCTGTTGCAAGAACTCCAGTTCCAGAATCAACAAAAACTTCCATGTCAGCAACAATGCCAGTTGTGCTAGCAACTGTTACTGTAGTAGATGCTACACTAAGATCTACTGTTGTAGATACATTTTCAACAAGAGATGTTCCCCAAGATCCACCAGGGAATTTTGATAAGTTGAAATTGTATGATGAATTTGAAGAGTCGCTAGTATCAAAATTATAAGTGTTTCCAGATAGTAAAGTTAGATTGGGCAATACATTATCTACACCAGCAACTAACGAAAGTGAATAAGCAATCTTGTCTCCAGAAGTAGTTGCTGAAGCAACTACATATTGGGGATTGACTGTTCCATCAACTACAAAACTAGATAGATCACCAAATCCTGCTCCATCTGCAACAATAGCTTTCTCTGTAAATCCTCCAGATTCAATTACAGAATATACTTCTGCTACAGTATTTTCAGTAACAAAATCAATTGTCAATACAATATTATCTGCTGGAGTTGATCCACCAACATCTGCACCAGGAATAGTTACTGTGTCGCCTGTTTCGTAGAAAAATCCAGCTTGATCTGGAACTGCACTAGTTACCTCACCATTTGAGTCTCTGGTAATTGTAAATGTTTCTCCAGATCCATTGCCAGAAGTTCCAGATGCACTTACATTTGGGTATGTTGTATCAGCGCCAGATATAACAGTAGATGAAGTGGAAATTGTAACTGATGTTGGAGTTCCGTCAGGAAATTTAAATCCATCACCAACACTAAATGTTCCTGCTGGTATAGTTGCTGCAGCAAAACTTAAATGCTGGACTTGAATTGCTCTTACATAATATGTAATTGGTTGAACTAAATTAAGAGCATTTACTGATAGAACGTCTCCAACAAAATATCCAACGCCAGGATTTGAAATAGATACCGAATCAATAGGACCTACGTTATCAATAGTAAATGTGAAATCTGTAGTAGCATCACCATATGGAGGTGTGAATGTCAGAGTTGCTGATCCTGATGTATCTGGATCAACATCGACAGTAACTGTGTTATTATCATAATCTACTGCTGTGACTAATGTATCTTGAAGACCATTAAGTGCTCCAGTGCCAGCAGTTTGAGTTACTACTGAACCATTAATAATATTTGATACATCCGCAACTGTAAAAGTTGTTGATGGTGTTCCTAATCCTCCATCAGTTCCAGATAAAGTAGTTGTAACACCTGTTAGTGGTCCTGGTAGAGTTAATACATCTCCCTGGGTGTAATCAGAAGCTTGAGAATCAAATGAGAAATTAGTAATCTGACCTGGGTTCGAGGTAATTGTTAATTCTGCTCCAGATCCAGTTCCTCCAACGTCTGCTGGATTGAAAGACAGTATATCACCATTAGCATAATTTTGTCCTATAGTGGTTACTTGTACAAATACAACAGTACCATTATTGTCAATGCTGTTGATTGTAAATTCAAATCCTGTTCCCGCACCAATATCTACTTGGGAAACTTCTAAAACGTCACCTGCTCTAATATCTGTTCCTGTAAGATCAAACGTCAGAGAAGTTACAGCTCCTCCAGATACATCAATATCTGCAGTTGCTCCATAACCATACGAACCTGCAGCACCAGCAGTAAAGTTGATATCTCCGCCCATGGTTTGGTGGAAAACACAAGAATATTCTACTGATCCACCAGAATATGCGGGATCTACGATAACTTCAAAAAACGATCCTGGATTTCCTGATGTACTAACTGAAGTTGTTCTAATACCTGATGGTAATACTCCACCTCCAGATCCTCTTAGATATAGAGAATGATTTTGGTTGGACGAATCTGAAGTATCAAATCTGTAAGTATTTCCTGGAACAAGAGTTAATGCTGGTGCCGAAGAACCATCTACATCATATTCAAATGGAGTTCCTACACCATCACCAGTAACAGTTACTACAAAAGTTTGAACTGGTTGGGTATATAATGGAATTGAAAAATAATTTCCATCGGAGTATCCACTGCCACCTGTAATAGTTCCATTGAAAGCAAATCCACCAGAAATCGTGATCTCTGCTTCAGCATTCGTACCAGATCCACTGACATTTGTAAGTGGAACATTTTGATATGTTCCGTCAGTATATCCCGATCCAGCATCGGTAATATCAAAAACAATATTTTCTACTTCGAAACTGACTATACTTCTAGTTGTTGTAGATCCACCAACTAAAGGAATAGATGAGAACGAACCTGCAGAGTAGTCTGCTCCTTGATTCTCAGTTCCGTTAAATGGAATGACAGTAATATCGGCAGTACCATTTTCGCCAGTACCACCTGTTAGTGGGATATTTGAATATGATCCTGGATCATAATTTGCACCGCTATTAAGAATAGCAATGCCAGTATCTTGCAGTTGGTTTTGTCTAACAGTAAAATCTCTATAGTTAATAAATCCTGATTGTGACAGTGAGTAGATTAACTTGTTTGATGAGACATAAGCGATAACGCCTAGTTCTGGTCTGTACAAACCAAGAGAAGGTTCATTAACAAAACCTAGTGATGGATTTGATAGCGTACCATCGCCTAGTTTCAAATTACCAGTTGAAAGATCACTGCCACCAGCAGTAACATTAAAAATTTGATCTCCAATTTGATTAATTTTGAGTCTTTGCTGCTCAAAAGTATCAGTTCTTGCTACACTAATTGCTGGCATTTCTTATTAACTCTCTAAGTAGGGATTTAATTTCAGAGACTTCATCCTTCAACATATTTATGTCTTCCAACGCGGAATTTAAGTGTTTTAGTTTACGTCTTGCTTCAATAGCAGAACTGTCATGATTCAAGATGGCACCTGTGGTCTCGTCCCTAACGAGACCATCATACCCTTTAACTTTGATGTAACTCATACGCGGAAATTAGAAAGCAGCAACTGCACGAATGTCCTGAATCTTAGGAACATATGCTGGATCAACACCCTTCATTACAATCTTGATTGCGAATGAAGAAAACTCTGGAAGACCAGATACGCTATATTTAAAGTCTTGATATGAAGATTGCTTCTCGACAACACTAGAAATAGTATTTTCTGCACCAGCAATCTCTAGAATATCTGGTTCCCCTCCTTCATTGAAATAGAACCATTCAGAATCTTCGAAGTTGTCCTGACTCGTTGCTCTCTTATATTTGTAGAGAACTTCAATATCAGTAACATTCTTGACATTAGCGAGTAGATGAACATTAATTGCTGTTGCGGGATTAGTAATATAAACTTCTTTAGTTACATACTTTGCAATCGAAGAACTGTTCTTGGAAGTATCTTCTTCAACAAAATCAACACCAGAACTATATGTTACTTTTGCTACTTCCATGAAGAACGCTTCATCATCTGGTTGATCTGGATATGAAATAATATCACCAACACGGAAGATATCAGCAATTTGATCTGTTACTTCATTCGCTCTAGAATACAAATTACTATCGATAATTCTTGCATTATAATCATCATTGATAGGTTGAATATCAGTTCTGAGAGTCAATACTCTAGTTGTTCTATTCCAAATGATAGACTTTCCAGTAATTCTATTATCATATGTTTCTAAAATCTTAGATTCAATTGGATTGCGAGCAACAATTGTAATAGACTCTCCAGCAGCAGACTGTGTTGAACTATTAATAATTGGTGTTACAAGAGAAGGACTAGATCCTACAGTAACTACAGGAGCAGATTGAGAATTTGCATATTGAGTTAATTCAAGTTCTTCTCCAACAGTAAATCCTTGCTTTGTCTTGAGTTTTACCCAAACTGAATTGCCATCTACTTTAGCAATAGTACCATTAGCAGCAGAAGCTTTACCTTTGATGCTTTGATTATTCTGATAAGAAACTCCTGGAGTTACTGTTGATAATGAGAACGAATAAACTGGGTAGAATTCAATTAGTTGATTTCTTCTGCCATATCTGTTTTCTTGACCCTCTGAATTTTCAATTCTATTGGATATTGTCTTAACAGAGGCACTAGACAAATCAATGACAGGAGAAAGATGGGATGATGTAGATGATAACTCCATCTTATAAGTTAAAGATCTCGAAATATTATTTAAAGTCTCATTAATTTCAGATGCAATAACTCTCTGATTATCAAAGTAATGTGGTTCATTGAGGAAAGTTTTTTCAAAATCGGTCTGTGAGTATGAAGTATAATTTGTAGTGGAAGAATCAATTGGAATAATATTAGTTGTTTTAACAGAAGTGTCTAATGTAGTTCCAGAAACTGTCAAGTAATGAACTTGTGGATATAGAGTTTCAAATTTTCTATTAAAAGTAGCATATACATGACCACCGCCAACAGAACTTCTTGCCGCTTTAGTTATGGTTCTGATATTGTAAGAATCAACACCAGAGTTCATAACCTGGAATAAATTGGTATTGAAAGTTTCTGAAGGAATAGCACCTGTTTCTTCTACTCCTCTGAAGAATACATAAGAATTGCCGCTATCTTCAAATCCATTATCCCTATGATTAATTTTGATAATGCTGTTATTATTTTTAAATAACTTCGAAGTAGCAATAGACTCTGATGTAGCATCCGTCTCAATTGGATTCATTTCTAGAAGTTCATATCCAAGATTAACATTCTTTAGTAGTAGTTCTGAAGGTCTAGAAATATCAAACTCGGCGCGATATAGAGTAAATTTGAGATCTTGCTCAAGATCTTGAGTCCAATTTTCAGTATTTTGAGACTTATACAAAGATCCTAGTGATGGTTGTGTAGTAATAACGGTACTGGTAGATAGATCTGCCTCACCCAATTTAGAAGACCATAATTCATAATCAGTTGAATCAGTTTCAATTACCAATGCATATTCGGAATCATTCTCCAGATATACGGGGTAATCAAATCTAAAATGTGTTGGTGTTGTAGATTCTGTCAGACCTTCGAAATCGGTCGCTACGCCCATTCTAACAGCAGGCGTATCAATCTCAATAAACGTCTCTACTTCGCACCCTCCAGCGCCGTTTCCAACGCCTTTGATGACCACTGACGGCGATTCGGTGTATCCAAATCCAGCAATAGAAACTTCAGCATTATAAATCTGACCATTTGATACATTAATCTTGGCAGTTGCAACAGAACCACCAGGGAGTTGAGGACTTTCGATAGTTAAAACTGCACTGTCATAATTTTGACCAGGGTTTGTAATTCTGATATCAGAAAGCTTTCCACTATCTTTAGCAATTGAAAGTGTCAATTCTGTACCACCAGTAGCATTTGCTAAAGTCAAAGATGGAACTTCTAATAATTCATTCTGCAAGAATGAGCGACCATTATGATTTTTTAGAACAAGAGTATAAACCTGTTCATTGGTCAAAGCATAAATTCCAGTAGAGGTAGGTGTTAGTTCAACACCGTTCTTATCAATAACTCTGGAAATAGGACCAGAAGCAGCAGAACTGGTTCCCACCACATACTCTCCTTTTGTTACTGAAATATTACCAGAAGAGAAGCACTTAAGATACGTTTCTGGAGTTAGTGTTTTTTCTGTACCAGGAACAATATTTTTAGCAGGTTTGTCGAAATCGACATTAGTCATATAGACTCTTACTGGAATATTTTCACTTTTAGTCTTGAAATATAAATCAGCACCAGTTACAAATACACCACCTTCAAAGTTTTCAACCTTAAATACTTGTGCAAGTGGGTTGGGTCTTAGTGGATTATCAGTGTTGCTCTCGACAAACTGAACACCTTCATTAGACTTAAAGTATGAAGGTTTGGTAGATACAATGCTGGAAGGATTCTGTGGTAAAATACCAGATGCATAATATTTAATTTCAGCATATGTATCAACATTTGCCTTATCTTCGTTTGTGCTACTGGAAGTAAATCTGAATGTTAATTCACCCGATGTAAATCTTAGTTCTTCAGATGATGTATCATATTCAACCGTATCTACATCACCAGTCCAAGTAGCATTCTCTCTAGGAGCATAACCAGCAGGAAGTAAAATCAGACCGCTGGCATTACCGTTCTCGTCTGTTACAATTTCACCATTGAAAGCAGACAAAGAATTGCCAGCAAGACCAGTAAATCTCAAATCTGGATTTACCCAACGGTTGATATTTCTGCCTTCTAAGAATACTGATACTTTAGTCAGAGGCTTGAGTCTGCCAATAACAAATTTAATTGGTCTTGTTCTTGAGAAGAATTGCAGAGAAGTTGATACAACATTTTCGCCAACGCTCTTAGTTTGAACTCCCTTGCCCAATTCATTATTCTGCGGACTGATATTAGAAGAACTTCCTACAGATGCAGATTTAACTGAAGATTTGGCAAGTGATGTATTTGTTTCACCGAGTGAATTAATTGATGTAAATGCAGATGATGTACCAACCCAATTTACTATAAATGAATTGAAAAGACTAGAGAAACTTTCTCTGGTATCATCTTTAGCAATGAAGATGTCAAATAGACTCGTATTCGTATCAATAACTAGTGGTTCTACAGTTTGATCATACCATTGATCGATTTGTGGAGATACAGAACCTTCACCAACATACTGGAAGACAACAAACGGATTTGGATTGATTGTCTTAGAAGCAAAATCATTTCCAAGTAGTTTGAGATTAGAATATGGTAGTGTTACAAGATCACCAGTTCTTTGGTAACCAGCAACAGATCTTTGATCTTGTCTAGTATTAACTTCTTCCAATAGAATTGAATCTTCTTTAGACTGTGGTCTTAATACTGACTGTCTGCTGTCGATAGCACACTTATAATCTGCGGAAACAAGGTTGCCAATACCATGAGTCTCGAAGTTATCAACAAAGAAACCAGACTTGAATCTATCAAGACCAATTTCATCTTTGACCTGCATATTAAGTGCTTGCTGCTCAAGGATGCTTAGAGTTGTATAATACTCCAAACGCTCAATACGTTTTTCAAGCTTACCAATGTCCTTCATTGTGTAACGCTTGTGCTCAACAGGAGTAATTCTTACATCCTTGCTGCTAGTTGTATATGCTGGAATGTAAGCGTAGAACAGAGGAACAGCGTCTTTAACTGGATCTGGTTTAGAAGGATTCAATGAAGAATTTCCTTCCTTAACAATAAACTCACCTTTTTTATTAAGGAAGATACCATCAATACGATCTAGATATTGAATTTGACTAAATGAGAATGTATATTCCAGATTGAGATCTGGAGCAGGAGTTGCTGCTACAACAGAACCAGGACCAGTAAAATTGCTAGTCGTAACTTCTAGAGTTGAAGTATCTTGATAACCAGCAACAATTGTGCTACTATTGACTTTGGGACGGAAATCAATAACATTCTTGAGTTCTATATTTCCAAGAGAAGAAGAATTGAATGTGGGAATTTCATCTTCTAGAACTCCCGCTTCATGCAAGTAACTATCAATAGTTACAAAATCTCCTTGTGAATGCTCGAAGTAATCAAAAGCAATTACAATCTGACCAACAGTTGCATCAAATCCTGGTTTTAGAACGATTCTGGAAACATCATAGATTGTGTCTCTCTGACCATTATCAAAAGTAAATCTATTTGTTACATCTGTACCAGAAACTAGATTGCCAGCACTGTCAATCTCTGGTGGTTGTGTGCTCGTTCCTTCATATACATAACGCAATCTATATGCGTCAGAAAAAGAAAGGGTTTCGACAACATTACTATCATAGTCAGTTCCTCTGAATGGGATAACTCTATCGCCAGCAGAATCAACAACAATACGCTTATTTTTAATAGCAGTTTTGAGTCTTGGTTTTGCATTGGAAACTTCTAAAGTTGCTGTTAATTTTAACTCAGGTGCAACATAATTCTCTACATTGTCGAAGTTTGTATTAAAGTAAGAAGAAGGTAGTTGGAATGTAATACTGCCAGATGTCAATCCACTGGCAGTATCAGTAGCTGAGGTAACCTCTACATTGTCCTCATCAATATAAACAATATCACCATCTTCAACTAGATCAGCACTATTCTTATTGAGAACAGTAATGATATAATTACTCTCATTAAATGTGGTGAATCTTTGTGTACCAAATGGTAGTTGAGCAGCAAAAGTGATAATACCACCACCAGTAGAACCAGCAGTTACAAAATCTCTTCTGAAATAATACTTAATTTTAGTATCATCTGATCCAGCAGAGATTTGCTGTATTTGCTTGCTTCCAGTTGGGAACAATAAAGTTCCAGCATTGGGATTATTAATCTGGGGGCGAAGTAATACAATACTGGTGCTAGTTACATCATCATATAGTGTTTCATCAATATAGATTCTAGTTTTAGCGGATCCTTTTTGCTGAGTAGCATATTGTACAATTGCTCTAATAACATTGTTAGAAGCATCTGAGAATTGAATAAGATCTCCCTGTTGAACAATACTACTAGCATCAGCACTAAAACTAGTAGATTCTAAGAATTTAGTACCCTTAGAACCGAAGAAAGTAAAATCAGTTACGGATGAAATATTTGCAAATTCCCTGTCATCTACGACAGTATCTGCTGTAAATGTATTAATACCACCAGAACCATAAGAAGATCCAAACGACTTGACGTTCTGGGGAGTATAAGTGATAACAGTATTTCTATTAAGTACAGGAATAATTACTGCGGAAGTTGTTGGAGTTGTTTCTCCAGAATTGATTGTGATGATTGGTGGTTTTGTGAATTCTGCATCAACAGAAACTCTATCAATAATATCTACTCTGTAAATACCTTGACCATTAAATCCTAGTTCAACCTGAGACTGTTGATAACCAACTCCATCAATTTCAATAGTCGAAGTTGATGGATATCCTAGTCCTCTTTCTTGAACAATGAAGTGAGAAATTGTATTTTCTTTGGCAATTTTAACAAGATTTCCTGCTTCGTCTCTAATAGTTTCTCCAGGAGCAAATTTACCAGAAAGTGTTTTGATGAATAGGATTTTTCCTACAGAATATACACCATTTGGAGCTCCCTCTACAACACCATAAGCGCCACTAGTCAAACCATAAACATATTCACCAACGTTGTATGAGTTGCTTGGAACTACGGATTCCAAAATAATTCTAGTGAAGAATTGAGGATCAAAGTATGATAAAGCAAACTTAGCAGTATATGCACTCCCTCCTTGAGATAAGGTTCCTTTTGAAATTATAATATCGGAATCGGGATTGAAACCGTTTCCTCTCTCCTGTAAGTAGAAATTGCTTGGTTTTGCTGTGCCGATTACAGGAGTAATAGTTTCGCTATAGTCAACAATGTTAGCAAAAATTGTTGATGCTAAACCTTCTTTTTCATCGCCTAAAGCAGAAGCTTGAGTCAAAAATAATTTTCTATTCTTGTTTTCGGAACTTTCATCATATTCTTTGAAAATATTTTCTAAATCACTCTTTTGACCAGAAACTGTTACTTCCAAGAATCTAGATTCTTCCGTAGTTCCTGGGTTCTTGAGTGGTTTGAATACTTTTGAGAATGAAAGAACATCTACATAACTAACAATGTTTGTACCTGCCCTTGTTTTAACATACCATAATTTGCTAAACGTATCGTTGAGATCAGAGGGTATAATACTAGAAATTGGAATATTTACATCAACAATTTCTAAAGTGATAGTTTTGATTCCAATATTTGAATCAAAGAATTTACCTCTTCTATCAATAGTTTGACGATAGTTTGAATCTAATTCTGTATTGCTGAGACCAACATATCCATCGTTGAATAGAGAGTATAGATATACAGTTGGATATGCAGTAAGTTGTGATCCTTCTTTGTTTAGAGGAACACTTCCGAATACATTAGTAATTGTATAAGTTGGAAGTCCTTTTGTTTTTAGAGTTACATTGTCACTGCTGAGACTTTCTCTTGCTTTGTTAATTTCAAGATACTTAGTTTCTTTATTAACAATTTCATATCCTCTAATATATGCTTTACCAGGACCAATGCTGGCAATCATCTTTCTGCTTGCTTCGGTAGCAGAAAGATTATTGTAAAGACCAAACTCATCAATAGCATACAAACCTCTATTGCCGTCTTTTTGAGCATATTCTCTGATGTCAATAGAGAAATCCTGTACTACATAATCTCCACTTTCATCAAATGTTCTTCTAGCTAAAGTTTGTTCTAGAACACTGTAATCTGCTGGTGATACTTTTCTTTGTACAACACCACGATTTACAGTGAGAAGTTGAATAAAATTCTTGTCTGTGATTGCATCTAGAGCAAACTCTTTTAACTCTAGACTAATTTTTAACCTATGTGCTCCAGGTGCTGTATAATTCGAAGAACCAATAGCATTATCATATAGACTTTTATCTTCTTCTGGAGTAATTACTTCTTCTTTAATTGTGAAACCAACTTTTGCGGATGGTTTGTTATAATACTCGTCAATAACTAAAAGTTGTTCATCATTACGTACAAAGTAACCATTAACAAAATAGATGCCTTCTTCTACTTTTACAGCAGAACCATATCCCATTGCTGGACTTTCCAGTGAAGCAACAGCACCTGTGTCTGGATTGGTTACATTAATACTTGTGGGCAAAACACTACCATCAGTACCAACAACCATTAAAGGAGTATTGACTCCATCAATAACTTCTAAAGTTTCTCCTTGACGGAAAGTGTTTTCTGCATTAGAATTGCCACTATTCTGATAACTTACATATAAAGTATCTGATGATGTTTCTGTTGCTAAATTTGCGGAGAGAACATTAGCAACAACACCAGAAGTAAGACCACGCAGTTGTAGACCAATCAACTGAGTAATATCATATTTTTTATAAACAATATCATCTCCTTCCGAAATAGCAACTTCGGATACTGAAGATAATTTTACGTAATCTAATTTTGTATTGAGACCTACCTCACCAGGAATGACTAATTCTCCTTGCTTGAAAGCATACTTACCAAAGCTTTCAACTTGATTCTGAAGAATTGATTGAACCTGAGTTAATTCTCTACCTTGAATGGAGTAACCAGGACGAAATAGAATTTTATAAAAATTCCTACTCGCGTCGAAGTCCTCGTAATAAGGATTTACATTAAGGTTGGTCTTCTGTGGCATTGTACTCCGCCAATACACTATCTAGTCTCTAGTATTTAGTAGAGATAAAAAAATCCCCCCATTGCTGGGGGGACAAATTTATGTATTTTAAATCAGAATTCGATAACGAGTTTGATGTCTTCAATCTGGTCAGGAGCACGAGTAATTAGGCGACGGTTTTCGATGTAGATAACATCACCTGAATTATTCTCGATTTCGGGAGCTGCTAAACCAGCAGTAAATGTCGAACCGAGTAACGTGTTTGCATAAGCAGTATCAACATTACCAGCGGCAGCAGATTGAACACCTGAAATTGCATTGGCACCATTGCTTTCAAATGCTCTTACAACACCTTGATCTGTGTGTGCGTCATTTGTTTGGATGTACTTAAGAACACCATCAGTTGTAGAACCACTATCAAGTGTCCAAGAAACAACTGTACCATATGCAGTACCATCCGTTACAGTCTGACTAATTTTCTCGTCAGGAATAAAGTCAGCAGTTGCTCCAGTAATCTTGACTGCCTTAAGACCTGAGAGAGTATCAGAGGTTGCGAAAGTTGTGGTTCCCCAGTTAAATGGATCTTTGATAATACCAATACGACGGAAGTCGTTATCTACAGGGAAGTCACCAGAACCTTCTGCATAGGTTAGGCGAATATTAGTCATTACGCGCTTACCATTTAGTTCTGTCTCATGATCAGAACCATGTCCTCCTTGTGGAGGTAAAACAACTTCGATGGCACCAGTTGCAGTAGCAGGAGTTGCAACTGCAGAAGATAAAGCTTGGTTGGAGAAGAGGTTGCCGTTACCTAGAAGTACGTTAGCGTAGGTGTAACCAGATCCACGAGCTGCTACGGAAGCAGAGGTGATAGTTCCAGATCCATCAGTTGCAAATTCAATAACACCACCAGTTCCATCACCCTTGATTGCAGTATAAAGGGTTTGTGAAGCAGGAAGATTGTTGCCACCATCTTCAATTAGAGCAACATCAATAGCACCTGCTACTGCCAAACCTTCAACAGAAACACGAGAAGGGTTCGCTGGAAGAGTGATTGGCATGAAGTCTGAAGAAAGGAACTTCAAAACATCATCAGTTGGGATGGTGTACATATGCTTCCAGATGTAACCAGCGCCAGTTGTCTCGGTATAGAGACCAGTGCCTGCGTCGTAGTTAGCACCTGTAGTGATTGGTTCTTCAGTTGCATTTTGACCAGTAGCATTTGAAGGATTTTCGCCATTGTAAAGGCATTTGAATACTTCATAGTTGGAGTTCATTACATAGAACTTAGCATCAGCAATGCTATCTTGACCTGTTGCAGTCTGCTTACCTACTTGACCACCGCCACCAGGAGTAGCAGAGTAGTCAGGCTTCCACATGTCATACTTAGGGTTAGCAACTAGATCCCAGTTATAGCGGCGGATAACAGTTCTTGCGAAAGAATCAGTAATACGCTTAGCAGCAATGATCTCGTCGTAAAGACCAATCTTCTCTCTTTGGTTATCTAGAGGAAGAGGAGGAACGTCCTCAGTACCGTAGCGATAGACACCAGTGACTGCCGTTGCTGAAGTTGTTGTCGAACCACCATCTGCAGTTTCTAGAAGAGTGCTGCCAAGAGCAGGTGTAGAATTAACACCGTTGCTGCCAAAAACGTCGGTTAGAAGGAGGGCACTATCATAAACAGCAGAAACAGTAGCACGGAATGGAGTGGAACCATAAGTTCCAACAAAAACTTCATTTCCTACTGTAAAGTCAGTAGCACTCTTAGAATATACTTCTAAGTACGCCTTCCATGGTTGGGATCGCCCAACGAAAAAATACATTCTAGAACGTTCGGTGCTAGTATCTGAAGCACCTTCAGTTAGCGATTCTAGAAATTGCTTCGCATTAAAAATTCTAAACTTATCTGAAATAATAGCAGCCATTGGTTTTTTCCGACGTAGTGTTTGTGCCTGAGGTATTTATATTTATACGGTTATTTATAAAATTGAATGTGGAATCAACTCATCATTATTATTGATGGCATCTGGTCCAGATACTAGAGTACATCCAGTGAATGATGTATCCGTTTTGCCAGTGTATTGTATTACAGTTCCACCACTACTAAACAAGTAACCTTCGTTGGGGAAATGTGTTGTATCTTGTACAATAATCAGTCCACCAATAGTTCCTGAGGAAGAACTAATGGCAACAGGATTTTGAATTGATGGTGGCATTAAATTAAATTTAGCACCAGTCAAAGTATAACTAGAATCTTTCCTTTCTGTAAAGTCTCTAATAGTCATGGATGAGAAGTATGCGCTAAACTCTAGTAATGTCAATCCAGAGGCATCACACGTACCATCATCAAAAATACCATCAAAGTGACTAATTGTATGTCCAGCATTAGTTCTTTCATAAGATCCGATATATTCAGTATCTACTCCAAATACACTATTGCCAACAAAAACACTTGTTAGATCTCTCTTGATAACTTCATATGAATCATCAAGATCAACAAAACCATTTAGTCTGGTTGAAATCGGATCGGCAATGAATAAACTCTCCCGATAACCATCTACAGCACCAGAAGGTGGTGTGAATAATAAAACTTCGGTAGCATTTCTCTGAATTACAAATTTACTATGTACAGTCTGAATTATATTATTAACTTCTGCTTGGAAAGCAGTAGTAACAAAAGAAGTTATTCGTGGTTCTCTAATAACAATTTGTTTAACCTCACTATTAACACTAACAGTAGATGTTGAGGCGACTGTAGGACTAACAGCAACACTAACTACAGTATCAGTTACATCAAATTCAAATGAAATTGTTCCTAGAAGAGGATCAAATCTATCTCTACTCTTACTTACAAAGGTTTCTTTGTGTTCAAATGTAGAGAATGATGTTGCTGTTGGAGAAACCTGTACTAAAGAAATGACATCAGATAGTATTTTAACCTCAAATGTGCTTGAAATTGCGGGTCCTATAGCAACATTAATGATCGTTTGAGATACCTTAGCAGAATATAAATCTTTAATATCCTTACGAAGTTCTCCTCTAACTAAAGTCTCTTTGTGTCCAAGAGAATCAAAAGCTGTTTCTACAGGTTCTGTAGATACCTTAGATACAACTTCACTGGTGAATAGAATTGAAGCAGTAGAAGTTATAGTGGGATTGACAGCAACACTTACAATTGTTTGTTCAATACTAATTTGACTTATTGTAAATGGATCTTTTTTGATTTCTCCTTTAACTTCT